GGAAGTCCAGTTGTTGCCACTTGGAAATTTCCAAGATCAAACAACCTTGCATCTGTGACGGCGGTGGGAGAATTAACCGAATCTCGAGTGAACCAAAGCTTAGTATTTGACTGAGCAGGATCACATTCGACAGCGTGAACCATAGAATTACTAGGTTTCACAGAAGTCGCGAATTGGGAATTTTCCAACTGAATCTTTGAAACGTAAGGAGAATCGATTGCATCATAATCAGTTGCAAACGAGACCGTTCCAAGCGCACCACCGGCAGTAATGTCAGAAGACATCGTACGAAATTCAAAAACAAGGCCGTTAAACCTATATTGCTGATAATTCGCAGCGATGGCAGCGAGCCAGGGAAACAATGCAGAATTACCAGCATTGATTTGAAAAGACGTGTTTGTGAACAACAGCGGTGAAGCTGGCACAACAATGTCTTTAATAAATTCCCGATGACAAACTCTTGTTTCATACCCAAAATTACCAAAGCAAGGAACTTGCGTTCCTTCAGGGATTGCTCCCCCAGCTTTAGTAATCGTGTTTGAAACAACAGAATAATCGCCAAATCCAACTAATCTTGCAAGTTGACCACCAAGATACTTACCAGTCGCTGAACCCACAGATGTGGATCCAGGAACGCCACTCATTCCTGCAAGCATCCCACCTCCGGCACCCCCTGCTTTCGCAAAGGTGCCGTCCGGTATAAGACGACGCATGAAAGGAACAACGTTATCGGTATAGTAACCACCTTGACCTGAAATCTGAAGAATACGCTTTTCAGCCTTCTTGACAGCAGATTTCTCTTTATTTTTAATACTCTTTTTTGTAGGAGCCATTTCTTGACTTTTATCAAGTTTTTTATCTTTTTTGATAAAGACCCGTCGGGCGGCAAAGCCACCCGGTGCTCGGAGGGGAAGGACGCAAAACCTTCCATAAATGTCCGTACCCTTGATGTCGACTTAATAGTCGACACTCACAAGCTTGTCGAACACAATGTGTTCAACATACGCAGGGAGGCTGATGATTTTGCTCAGCAATTTTTCCACAGATTCAATTTCTTGAATTGTTATATTGTAACGGGAGAAAATTGCAACACAGGCTTCATCACGACTCGGAAAGCAATTACCAAGTTTTGGCTTGTAGCTTTCTTCGAGTTTACTCAAAGCCGTCTGGTTTTCATGGCCTAATCTTAAAAGTGTGCGAAGAAATTCCCCAAAAATCGGATAATCAGAAGGAACTTGATTATACGACGAGGCCAAAGCAAACGCACAACGCAAAACGGCGTCATGTGCATCACGGTGCTTTAATTTACCATACACACGGAAAGATGTAATTTCGACAGGATCACGAATCATCTTTCCCAATTTAAGACAGGCCGAAGGTAAGGGAACCCAATTCGGGACACCAAAAGCGTCGTTGATCCACCAACCTTTCAAAAAGGTAGTGGTAGCCAAACAAGTTCTAGGTTCAAATTTAACTTTAAAACCCAACCGCTGGCCCGCTTCAACAACGCTTAATCCAGGATTTAACAACCAAAAAACCCACATCATCGCTGTCGCAAATGAATTGTAGGTAGTAGTCGTAGTAATCCCAGTAGGCATTTGAGTCCCACAGACTCCTCTCGCAAAGAAACGACCTTTGCGAGCAGTGTATGATGAAGAACAAGCACGATAGGCCATTTCAGTAAATTCAGGTGGAAACCCAAGAAACTCTTGGATAATTCCTTGAAAAAACTTACATGGACCATCGTCTTGAGTGTGATCAAAAGCGGACTGATCAGCTTCACCAAACGGTACACCGTCGCGCGCTTCAACACCGAAGGAAACAACCGAATCATCACCAGAGACAACGACAGTAAAAACACCATCTGTCATCAATGACCCGATCCGATTCAATTCATCACCATTGGAACCAGAAGCAAAAATAATACGAACATTTTTGCCTCCGATTTTCAAAATATCACCTTTAAAGGCAGTGTGAAGAATACGGTTATAAAGACGCGCGAAAGGAGACATTGCGGCATGAACTTGTGGAACAAGATTCTGGATAGCACGAGGCTTCATAGTTCGAAAACCACCAATTTCCTTAACAATGGATAATGTTTCATTCCACTTCAAATTGATGGTTTTCTTTTCAGAAAGTGTGCGTCCAAACATAACATCTTGCCAAGCTCTTTCAAGCCGCAACCCTTTCTTGCCCATTATCTTAAAACATTCAGAATATGTCAAAATGTCATCCGCATGACTATTCAACAACCCAGAATCAATAACCAAATGAGCAAGTTTTTTCCAATTGTCATGACGAAACTCTTCAGAAAATGGATTTTCTGAAAAAGGATCGGCATGCAACCGGTGCACGATGGCCGCCAACAAATTCTTTGCTGTATTGGCGGGCTGGTGCAACAAGCAGTGAGTAATCAAAATTGGATATGTGGCATTTGTCC